GTCAATGCAAATTTTTGTCTTGGCTTCAACGAAATAAGTGTTTCCAAATTACGGAAGTTGAATCCTTGATAGTTTTCATAGAACAGATACTGTGGAATATGGCTCGTAGAGTCTGCTTCGTTTGCTAGAAACTCAATCGTATCATCAACTGAAAGAGTTGGAATGACGAAACGATGTGCACCAATTGTTGGCTCTATGAAGATATTCTTTTCGATAACAGTTTGTGTATCAAGTTTGATTGAGTTGTAATCATCACGCACGGCACGATTGTAGAGGTATTCTTTAGTGATACTTTCAATCATTTTGTCAATAGTGTTACCTCTGCTTCCCCCGTATGCACGAGAAATCTTTTTTGAAAAACTTTGATACGATTCAAGACTAACGCCAGAAAGGACGTATCCCCACATACCATCTTTTACGATACTTCTTGCGCTGCGTTCATATAACATAAACAGATTTGATATTTGCGTTCCAATACCGCCAGAAGGACTGTATTGAAACAGCAAAGTATCAAGACCAGTAAAACCACCGTTGATCCAATTTTCTACATCTTGTGCTGACACACCTGCGATATCTGTTGAATCCAATACAACTAGATCGCAATGCATGTAATGATCATAGAGATCTTGATAAACATTGATCTCCAACACAAGTGATCTTATGTCAAGAGTTTGTCCTTTTGCTGGAATCAAAAGGAGTTTATCAATCGAAGCACGCATTTAGATACCATTCCTAAGAATATACTTAACTTCTTCTTTTACCTGTGGCAAATAGATTTTATCTAGAATTTTGATTTGTCTTTTCTTTTCTTGTTGCTCAAGTTCCCAGTCATATGCTGTAATCAATTCTCTTTGACTTTCGCTTAGGCTGTTATATGTAGTTTGATCTACAACAACATAACGCTTCTGAACAATTGTTCCGTCGGTCTTAGTGCGCTTTTCAGTCAATACTTTGCGATACTCATAAACCTCAGCTTGAGCAGCTGGGATGCTACCATACTTTCCTTTGATGTATTGATCAAAGTCATAGTTGAACAGTGGCCAATCAAAAATAGCGTCATGCTTTTCGTTGAACAATAATACCAACCAAGCAAGACCTGGATCGCCATAATACTTTCTTGCTACTGTATCTGGACGCTCACCTGCTTGAATGGTGTATTCGCTATAAACCTTTTTGTTGTTGCTAACAGAAGGTAAGACGCTAAAGCGTCGCATAATATTTCTGAGTAGAACACGCTGTCCGTTATTGGTCAGGTCATGCTGAACATTAGGAAAGTATGTAAAATACCTAGACATTATGCTCCTCCTGCTTCTACGCCAAAGATAGAACTAGCGTTTTCTGGTGGAACAACACCATCAGCTGCGCTTGCTGGAGGAACAGCACTTGGTTGTGCTTGCGCTTCAGCTGGATTGGCTTTGTATGTGCCAATCGCAGCACTATTATCAACTGATTCAGTCATAGCAGCACTTGGCATTTCCATATCAAGAGTGCCGTCGGTATTCGTAAACCCATGAATGAGTTCTTGAGCACTATGCCATTCGTCCATCTGCTCTTGAGTGAGAATCTTGGTTTCGGTAAATGTTAATGTAATATCAACAGATACTGGTGCGCTTGTTACTTCAAAGAACGCTTGCCCTTCAGTATTATACTGCACTTGACAGTTGGTAAGTACGCAAGGCAAAAACTTAAACATGTGTTTCTGCAAAGGCTCAGCAAACGAAATAAAGAATTCGTCAGGGTAGATAAAACCAGTTTGCGAACCACCCTGATATCTTGGTAGCATAAACTTTTGAAAGGTGCGAACGATATTTGTAATTTGATCACTTTCTCTTGGCGATCTAGCGATTAGCTTGTAAGAGAAAGTAAATTCTCTAAACCCAACACCATTAAATTGCACTGACATTCTTGGATTGTATGCGATACCTGCTTGATATGCAGTGCCTTTTGCTGAAGCGACAGCAATACCAAGCGCACCACCAAGACCCAACTGGCTGCCAGTAATCCCAGTGTTAAACTTTTTATTCGCATAGTTTGCAGCCAGAACTGCAAGTGCCGCTCCTCCAGCAACAGCACCTACTGCGCCAGCATTATCTACTGCGTTTCCTAATTGTTTTCCAGTGGTGCTTAATGCTGTCCCACCAAGAGTTTTAATTGCAGATATAACATCTTCCGCAAGTCCACCCGCACCAACTTCGCCTGCTGCCATACCAGCAAAAATACCAAGTCCTTGCTGATCATAACCAACGCCACGATTATCTTGAAGCTGAGTAGGAATAGGAAGAACAATTGTAGTATGCGTATTGGTCTTTTGATTAAGCGCACGCAAGTTGGTAGATACCGAACCGTCTGGATTTGTTGTATTTACGCTTTCAACGCTACGGACTCTTTGTTGAATCTCGAACATAATGTATTTCGTTTTATCCAGATCTTCTGGATACATATGCGTTGTAACGCCATCCGCTGGTTTGTATAAATCTTTTAGGTCAGAAACTGGTCTGTTACCGATCGCCTGTTTTTGTTCGGTTAGATTAAAGTTTCCGCCGATAGAAAAGTTGCCTGTTCCTATTCCGCCAACATTTACACCGCCGAAACCAGATCCGAGTGCTCCGCCAACTTTGCTGCCAAGGTCGCCAAGTAATGCCATATGATGCCCTATATAGAAGTGGGTTTTCAGCTATTTATACGGATTGTTATGAAGTTCTATCAGGGAAGGTTTCAACCAAAGTTTCCGAACAAATACAAAGGCGATCCAACCAATATTATTTACCGCAGCTCTTGGGAACTGCAGTGTATGTCATACTTTGATCGCAATCCAGATATTGTTTGGTGGGCAAGCGAGGAGTTTGCTATACCGTATCGCTCACCAATAGATGGCAAACTTCACAGATACTTTCCTGACTTTATTGTAAAGACAAGCAATGGTGATACTGTTGTGTTTGAGGTCAAGCCAGCATCGCAGTCTAAACCACCTGAGAAAAAGTCACGCATCACTAAAAAATACATCAACGAAGTAAAGACTTGGGGTGTCAATCAAGCCAAGTGGAATGCTGCCGTTGAGTTTTGTTCTGATCGCAATTGGAAATTTCAGGTAATTACAGAAGAACATCTGTTTGGAAAGAATAAATAGGCAATATGGCAAGTGTTTTTGATCAGATTCTATTGAAAGGTGTCCGTGCTGGACAGATTCCCGCACGCAATAAAGCAGCACGTGATTGGTTCCGTGGTGTAGCATCTGATGTAAGCAGCAGTCGTGTTAGTTCTAATCGAATGCTTGGCGAAGCCAATCGTTTGGTTGATGGTCCATCTATTGGTGGTATGTATCACTTTCAATATGATCCAAAACATAAGGCAACGCTGCCTTACTATGATCGCTTCCCATTAATCTTTATGGTTGGTGGTGCTTCTGGTGGGTTTTATGGATTGAATCTACATTATCTGCCACCTGTGCTCAGAGCAAAGCTGATGGATCAACTGTACACGTTGTCAACGAATCGTAAGTATGATGAGTCAACTCGTATTGCTATGTCATATAGCATTCTTAGCAAGGCGAGTCGTTTCAAATACTTTAAACCAACATTTAAGCATTACCTAAGCAAACACGTGAGATCAAGATTCATTTATATTAGCCCATCTGAATGGGATATTGCACTAATGCTACCAACGCAACGCTTTAGCAAAGCAAGCGCAAGTCAAGTATATACAGACTCAGAGGCAAGAATCTAATGGCAAGTTTAGGTAAATTTCTAAAACAACAAGCTGGCGGATTGGTTGATGGTGCAATCAACGGATTGCTAGGTGGCATCTTTGGTAATGGCGACTCAGGTCCTGGCTTTAATGTTGAGAATATGATCACCTCCCTGAACACTCAGGGTGTTGCTAAGACAAGCCATTTTGAAGTTTATATTAATGCTGGTCGTGCAAGCGATGGTAAGCGTGAGCGTGAGATGGCATTTAGAATTGAAGCTGTAGATTTGCCTGGAAGAAATCTTTTGTTCACGGATCATAAGTTTGGTAACATTGGTCCAATCAACAAAATTCCAAACGGTGGACAAATCTATTCTGATGTAACAATGAGCATTATTTGCTCAGAAGATTTGCGTGAGAAAGAATACTTTGAATGGTGGCATGAGCAAATGGTAAACACAGGTGCTTATGAAGGAACGCCATATACTGCACTCGACGGAACTGTTTCATCTGCTAAAACAGAACAAGAACGAATGCTTGCTGAACAAGAAGCGGAGTTTTTTGACAGCCCAACTTCTAGCGTATTGAGTCCATGGTATGTTAAATACTTTACAAACTATGTTGGTAGCGTAGAAATTAGACAGTATGGTTTGGGTGGTGATCTTCGCTCAGTACACACGCTTCGTGAAGCATATCCTATCTTTATTAGCCCAATTTCTATGACTTGGGGTTCTGAAGATGTTGTAAGATTACAAGTTACTTTTGCATATAGAAACTACAAAGTTGTATTCAATAGACAAGATCAGCCAAGCATGCTTGCTGGATTCTCGTTCAAACTTGGTAAGGATGGTTTCTCTGGCAATCTTAACATTCCAGGAATTGGTTCTCTTGGTTATAGTCCAGGAGCAGGTTTCGGCGGACAAGCAACAGGACTAGCAGGAAAATCTAAGAGCATATTTAAAAATATTTTGAAGTGAGGAGAATACTATGGCTTTGCCTAATATAGCGTCACCTACATTTGTGACAAAAATTCCATCAACTGGACAGGATATTGAGTTCCGTCCGTTTTTGGTAAAAGAAGAAAAGATGTTGCTTATGGCTCTCGAAGGTCAAGATACCATTGAGATTACCAGAGCAACAAAGAAGATTATTGAATCTTGTGTTATTACTGAAATTGATGTTGATAAGTTGGCCACGTTTGATGTTGAGTATTTGTTTTTGCAGTTGCGTGGTAAGTCCATTGGCGAAGTAATTGAACTTCGTGTTGGTCATACTGAAGAAAATTCTTCATGCGATCATAAGACTGACATCAAAATCAACATTGATGACATTAAGGTTCAAGGAATTAATACACACAACAAGATTATGATTACTGATCAGATTGGTGTGAAGGTTCGTTATCCTTCTTTGAATGATGTTACCAATTTGAACTTTGAAGATAAGGATGCTACATTTAAGATTATCGCATCCTGTATTGATGTTGTGTTTGA